GCCTGCTATAATAGAGGCAAGTTAGAAATTTAGCTGGCGTTCGTATAATGGATAATACAAGGGATTTCTACTCCCTTTATGGCAGTTCGATTCTGTCACGCCGGACCAAAGTAATAAGCATCAAAAAAAGCTTGACAATAAAAGACAAGCTTGCTATAATGTGTTCTTACAGTCATTAACAAGGAGCAAGAATGAATGTCTACACACATCGTGTGACGTATCTGAAGTTCAGCGAAATTTTGGAGATGAATGTCGAAGTAACTTTTCGCACAACAACGGACATGGTTGCGCAGCATTATGCGGCCGCTAAGAAGTTGGCAGTGACAGACACTGTTGTGATTGAGCAGATTGAGGCTTGACAATAAATCAACACTCTGTTATAATAGTTGTATAGTGAGAAAGCAAGTCTCTCACGCTCTTTAAAAATTTATGAAAATATGACTGTGAGGTCATATTGAAGCTCTAGTGTAAATGAGCACATCCCCCTAAGTACTAGTCTTGGAAAACACGGGGAAAGAACACGCGGCTCAAAAAGCAGATGCGAGTGAGTTTCAATATGATCTTACACAACGGGACGTTAGCTCAGTTGGTAGAGCACCGGACTTTTAATCCGATTGTCGTGGGTTCGACCCCCGCACGTCCCACCAATATGCTCGATTCGTCTATCGGTTAGGACGCCGGGTTTTCATCCCGGCAAGAGCGGTTCGACTCCGCTATCGAGTACCATATAGAAATGCATTAGATCCCTTGTATGTTGCTAACCCACTATCGGTAGCGGCATATATCCCTTTTAGTGTGTTTCTATATGGTATGTGAGGGTGGTATGTAGGTTGGTAACCATTCCAGCGAGGACCGGGATTCCCAAGCCAGCAACACTGGCTACCATATATAAACACATTCTACCCTACCTTTGCTGGAACGGCTGCACAAGGATAGGCGAAAAGACCCGTTTGAATGTGTTTATATATGGTAAGTATAATAGGGGTAGCAGCGAGTGCCGAAAGGATGCGCTGTTATTAAATAACTATGTGAAGTGCCCCTAACTATGGTTACTATATAAAAACACCTGCTGGTGTATGTCTGACTGCAACAGCGTTATGGACTCGCTATCCTAAAATCTAGTGGGTGTTTTTATATAGTAAGTATAATGGAGAAGAAGCATCAATGGTGATGCAGTGGATTGTAAATCCGCCGCCTTCGGGCACGACTGGTTCGATCCCAGTATTCTCCACCAAAAATTCAATTCCCTTATAGCTCAGTCGGTAGAGCAGTTGACTGTTAATCAATTGGTCGGAGGTTCAAGTCCTTCTAAGGGAGCCAAATTCAATGTAAGACACCATATTGAAGCACATTTCTTTAAGGTTGTAAGCACTCTAGCTTAGCGACAGGCAATGCTAATACTCAACCAGCCTGAATGAGTGTGTTATGTGCTTCAATATGGTGTCTTTGTCTCTCAAGTGTTACGGCAGCACAAGGGCCTCCAAAGCCTTTAGCCGGGGTTCGACTCCCTGGAGGGACGCCAAAATATCACCGGGACTATAGCTCAATCGGTTAGAGCAAAGGACTTTAGGAATAAATACATTTATGTTAAAATGTAATTATTGTAACCGTGATGAAAAATCAGCCAACAGTAAGGTTCAACACGAACTATATTGTAAATCCAATCCTGATGCCAAAGTTAAAAAAGCATCGATGGGGATGTTAGGTAAACAGGGAGTAAATCCCTACCACAAGAGAAAGCCAAGAACAGTTACTGAAGAGGGTAAAGCAGCTATACGTCAAGCAAATGAAAATAGAGCATGGACTGATGAGCAAAGAGAAAAACATTCAGTTAGTATGAAGTTGGCAGTACAGAATAACCCCGAATCATATACCTCCTCTAATAGAGGAAGAACTAAACAGATTATTTATGACGGTGTAAAGTTTCAAGGAAACTGGGAACTTGACTTTTATAAATGGTGTAAAGAACATAATGTGAATTGTGTGCGTTACGCAGGAAAAGGTTTCAAATACGAATGGAATGGAATAAGAACTTATTTTCCGGATTTCTATTTACCAGATAAAAACATATATGTAGAAGTCAAAGGATATAAAACTGAACGAGATGCAGCTAAATGGGATCAATTCCCAGAACAGTTGCTAAAAATTCTGAAGGATGATATAATAGAGATACGACACAATTCATTTGTGTTATAGAACATCGGGACTAACGCCGTATTGGTTGCAGGCACCGCCCTCATAAGGCGGAGACGAAAGTCCATTGTCGGTTCGAATCCGACTGGTCCCACCAACTCTTCCTCTCACACACGGGATAAGATGGATAAGATAAAGTGTGTGGTGTGCGGGATTAGTTTAATGGTAAAACAGCAGATTTCCAATCTTCGGTCATCAGTTCGATTCTGATATCCCGCTCCATAATATTTGACTATTATTCGTGTATGATGTAAAATAGCTTTTGTAAGAAATTAATTGCTCCGATGGTGAAATAGGTAAACACAAGAGACTTGAGAGTAAAATTTGAGTGCCCTGAGGGAAATCTCAGGAGTAGAACCCGTCAAATTCGGTGAAGGCTGTAAAATGCTAATACCGAGCGAAGCTTAGTGAGAAATCACTTTGAACGTGTAGAGACTAGACGGCGGGCATCTAAGGTAGTAATACTATGATGAAGGTATAGTCCAGACCACCAAACCGAAAGGGTAGTGAAAACTATAGTGGTAAGAAAATCTCTCGCCGTAAGGCTTCCCGGTTCGATTCCGGGTCGGAGCACCATAGTTTTACAATTTGGAGAGCGGGCTGTGTGGCAAAGGCAGCACCCTGCTAAGGTGTAGGACGGTGATGAGCCGTTCGCAGGGTTCGATTCCCTGGCTCTCCGCCAAAATTAATGTGGGTGTGCGCTGAATGGTTAGGCACCTGATTGCAAATCAGTATAATGCAGGTTCAAGCCCTGTCACCCACTCCACTCAGACATTTGAATCAATGAATAAGTGATTCAAATTAATTTCAGCTTTTAATCTGATTAGTAAAGTAATACGTGGTAGAGGATTTATGTTAATAACACTATGCACTTCTTTAACATTGATCACGTGCGGGGTAGTCATTTCTAACTTGTCCACTACGATACAATCTTTTGGTTGGTACTTATAATAAGTCTGTACTTTTTCATTACACGCAACATACGATTCATTCGTTGGTTCCACTGTTGTTTTGTAAAACACAACGAAACTACGTTCACCGTTTAATATTGGAATATTAAAACTATAGGTACTTGTACCGGTATCAATATGTATGGGTGAAGTAGAAGATCCTTGCGTAATATTAAAGGCAATTGAATGTAATTGATCAGTCCATTCCAACCTATCTAGCTCTTGTTTTAACTCTGCTATTTGTAAAAATTGTCGGACATTGTCAGGAATATAAAAAAGATTAGATATGCCAAGATGTTCAGTTGGAAATAATGCAAACACCTGTTTTTGTATTGCATCTAGTTGTCCGATTTGAATAGGTGAATAGTATCTCATTGTGTTGTATTATCTAACGTACGGGCCCCAGGCGTGACCAATTAAAGAATATCGGACCCCTTGACTAATAGTAGTCACGTTATGAACGTAATGCGAGGGGAAAAATATTGCGGTACATTGCTGTCTAGAACAACGGTAGTCACCCACAAATAAATCACCACCTTCATATGCCTCATCCGCTGATAGCTGTAGTATTACATTTAGTTTCCTATCTAGGGCGTGATAAATGCTGCTGTATGAATCAGTATGATATCCAAATCCATCTCCCTCTGAGTATGCTTTCAGTTCATATGGTTCAATAAAACTGACATTTGCTTGCGATGAAATTATGTAATCTCCCCACAATGGATCTAATAGGTCATAAATCGCAAGTTCGGTATTAAATAATAAACAAGTGGAAAATGAAGCCTCACATCTTTCTGGAGTTTTACTACCTCGACGATGGACTCCTGAGGAGGGTTGCAATATGTGTGCTATTAATTCATTGGCTACTGTAACTGAGATTGCATTTTGTATTTCAACTACTGCACGTGAATAATCTATTGTGATTTCTGGTTTAGGCTGTACAGGTAAAAATCTCATTGAGTATTTAGTATGATACACAAAATAAAGTTTAAATCACTTGACATTTAATGTCAAGTGTAGTACAATGTGTTTATGTTGAGAAATCAGCAGCGTTCTTTAATAAGTTAGAAACAAATTTTGCACCGTTAGCATAGCTGGCCTAATGCGCTACCCTGTCACGGTAGAGATCAGGGGTTCAAATCCCCTACGGTGCGCCAAGTAAGTAATGAATGCCCTGGTGGCGAAATTGGTAGACGCACCAGATTTAGGTTCTGGCGCCGAAAGGCGTGTCGGTTCGAGTCCGACCTAGGGCACCAAACAAATTAAAAGCCTGTTTAGCTCAATCGGGAGAGCATTTTCTTGGGCTATGAGATAAATAATACAAAGAGGTATTATATGTCTTCAAAATATCAAATAATGTGTTCTTGTATTAAGTGTAAGCAAGAAACAACAACTAGTCAACTGTCTAGAAGTCACGGGGGGAAATGCCCTGGTGCAAAAACTCAAACAAGATTTCCGAACAATTTCGGAAGAACAGCTTGGAACAAAGACCTTAAAGGAGATGAGAGATGTTCACGCAAAGGGATCAATGTTGGTAGAACATTGACGGAACAACAAAAAAATCATCTATCAAGTATTGCCAAAGCACGAGGCTTAGGTGGCTATCAGCCTAATGCGGGTAGAAGTAAGAAGTTTTATGTTCCGGATTCATTCGGTAAAGAAGTATGTCTTCAAAGTACATTTGAATTAAAATGTAGTCAATTACTAAATGACTTACAAATTCACTGGATTAGACCTACTGCATTGAAATACGATAACAGGAATTATTTCGCGGATTTTTATCTTCCGAAATATGATCTGTACCTAGATCCAAAGAATTCGTATAAAGCAAAACTTGATACGAATAAGA